CTGTTGTTGTTATGTACTAATTTTCGCACTAGCGATTCCCATAGCATGAGGGTAAAATGTATTCCCTCCTTCCACCCCTACATAATGGATAAATAACTAGACCTACACCCTAGGTCTTTTTTTATGGTTGCAGGCAATCCTTGCTACGGAAACGAGGGATCTATACCCTTAGTACCAAGTAATACAACAAGTAATAATTTTCCCAGAGCGAGACAGGGTGAACCACAACCCGCTGCGCCAGTAAATCCTGGTGAGAATATTCGTATCACTGTTGGTAACTGTTATGAATCAACTGCACCTATTGTTGCTAACACACCAGACGCAGCAGGGTCACCAAGGGTAAGCACACCTAGACCACCATTGGTAGATGACTCAGTACCACCTCCTGCTGCATCACCATCAGATTTAATCAGAAGAATTGTAGATAATTGTTATGATGGAGAGGCAATAGCATTGTCTCCATCAAATAAAGGTTCATTCCCAAGACCAAGACAAGGTGAACCAAGTCCAGTAACAAATCCACCAGCAGGACAAGTCATCAGACAGATTGTGGATGAGTGTTATGGTCCTGTTGACCCACCACTTACACCTTCTACTGGCAAACCTATTCGTAAGAGACAAGGTGAACCTCCTGCTGCTGCTACGGTAGACCCAGGTCAGGTCATCAGAGATATTGTACAGAGGTGTTACCCTGCTGTTGATGTAGAATTTAAACAACCTCAGATAGGACCAGATGGTATTGATGTAATCAAACTAGATCCTGTCGGTCCTATTGAATGGTTATGTGAACTGTTTCCAGAACTAGACATCTGTTCTATCGGTGACATCGGACCTATATCAATGCCACCACAGATGCCAGACCCAGGTGACCTCAATGATAATTGTGAAGAGGTTATGAATGGACTAGCAGATGGTTCAGTAAAGAAATCAACCAACCCACAGAAAGCAAAGGAAGGAATCTATATTGTTTTAGAAACTGGTAAGGAATTAATATGTAAAGGACTCAATGAGGTAGGAGACCCAGGTTGGGAACAGTGTGTTAAGGATGCTGTTGATTGTATATTCAAACCATATGTCACAGGTACATGGAGAACCCCAGGTGCAGATTGTAAGTCATATTATTTCAGAGGACAGAACGCAACCACTGGTGAGATATGTATTGAGAACTGTGCAGGAAAACGTGTAGGAATATATGAGTACGCAAAAGGAAATGGATTACCTAACGTTGCACTCTCACCATTTGCTAACGCAGTGGGTGGTAGTTCTGCTGCTCTTAAACATAACCTTAAAGTTGTAACTACTGACGTTGCAGGAAACTATAAGGGTGGCACAGTAGTAAGTGAGTCAGGTAATTTATATTTCAATAGCACCTCCATACAAACAAGGACAGTGACACTAGGTAGTGCCACGGTAGTCTTCAAGTGTCGTGGTGTTGTAGATGGAAATGAATATGATTCTGAATGGTGGGTAGACTCATGGTCAGGTACACTTCCACTTGTAGGAACTAAGACTACACATACATGGAATGCAGGGATCAGAGATCTTACAGTAGAACTAGAAGTTGTAGGTGGTGGTGCTGAGGATAGTAGGTATGGTCCTTCTGCTGTACCAGACAAGGCAGGGTATGTCACCATTGGAACTGAACCAGCGTTCTATGTCATGGCAGAACCACAGAACAACACAGTGCCATTGTTCAGATTCTATTCTCCAACCACAGAAGACACTTTCTTAACTATCAACCCAGGTGTACCAGACTCACCTGGAAATGGTGAACGTGCTACCATGGATGCAGCAGGCATGACACAAGGAGAAGTCATAGGACATGTATATAAGAACTCTTCCGATGCAGTAGCAGCACTTACACAAGGTGAACAGGTAGAAGAATTACATAGGTATTATCGTGGAGGAACATCAGGTGTAACAGCATCATTCAGTGGTACTAACTTGGTAGTCTCAGGATCAGGATCTGGTCAAGTTAAACTGAGCATGAACTGGAAAGATAATCCAAACACAGCAGGCACATCATTTGATACGTTGACAGTTGCAGGAGCAACGTTCACACGAGTAGGTAGGAAGGGTTCTGACTCTGCTATGGTTACTGTCACAGCAGGACAGTCATATGCTGTGTCTGGTATAAACTATTCCTCCACTGTGAAAGATGGGGGTGAGTTCCTGTGCTTAAAAGATAATGATGGTAACGATTGTAATGCTACACTTAGGATAGGAACTATAACAGAAGCAACCCCAGGTCTCTCTTCTGACCACAAGTATTCACTGACACTAGCAGAACAAACAGATAAACCAGCAACCTATCTACCAAATAGATTGTCATACAGGATTATGAATAGACCCGCTGCACCTGTGGTCATTTCATATAATATTATTAGAGGTAACGCAGGGTATGATAGTTCATGGGGTGTTGCTATTACAAACAAGGCAGGAGATACTATCTTCTGGAATAGAGTTATTAAGGCAAGAGTAAAACAAAATATTGACACTACACAATATACAATTCCTATCAGTGTATTAGATCAGTATCCGAACCAAGAGATTGTATTCTTCTTAGTTCCTAACGGTGGTAACAATGGTCTATCTGATGGACAAGAACTCACCATGTCTGCCAGTGGTGATGGATTCCAGAACAGTGCATCGTCACAATCTAACTGGATCTTCTTCTCTAATAGAAGGATGAACCCAGGTGACAGGTCTAAGGTTAGATTCAGTGGTGACAACTGGCAGTGGTGGGAAGATCTATTGAATGGTGATGATGATTATGATGACTTCAAGGTGTACTATGAAATGATGCAACCTGGGTCTGACTACAAGTATGAGGGTGTAGAGTGCTTTGTGTTTGGAGAAGATTCACCTGACCCAGTAACCATACCTGTCATTGTTAAGGAACAATGTGCTGATCCAAACTTCGATAATATATTTGAGGAGACCACACTCAGTAGAGCAAACTGTGGATCACCTGTACCTCAGAGTTCTGCTACTGCACAGGATCAGGTGTCTATTGGTAAGTGTCTAGGTGAATACACAGCAGAGGTTAATAGGACACAGACCATCACAGCATTGAAGTCAGGGTCATATGAACTCAAAGCATTTGGTGTAATGATTCGTGCACCAGAAGCAGAAGAGATAGAGTTTAGTTTTACCTTCAAGAAGAATGGAACTACGCTGACAAATTATTCTACAAGCATTTTGACATGGCCAAGAATAGGTTTCACGTTTGCATCGTTTGATGTGGTCGCGGGTGACGTTCTGGAATATAGTTTGACAGAGATCACTAAGGGTCCTGCTGCTGCATCATCATCAGTTGGTCTCATCATATATGACACGAACACACAGCAGTTTGAGAAACCATGGAACACAAATATAATTACGATCCCAGTAGCAGGAGAAGGATCAGGTCGTAGCAGAATATCATCTAACTCACCTAGGACAGACACTGACACAGGTAACCAAGGTAGGATCAAGAAACTCAGCATACAACTCTGGGATCATAGGACTCAGGAGTGGTCTGATAGTGTAGTTGTATGGGACAACGGACAACAAGTAGCACACAATACCTATTGGAATAATGATTACTACGGTGGATCTGAGTGGGCACTGGGTGACACATCAAGACAGACATACCCAGGATTCTATGAGGGTGGTACGAATGGTAGGAGAGGTATCATCATGTCTAGTAATGTAGATGCTGATGGTTCATACACTAGGTCTCCTAGCACTGGTGATCGTGGTATCTATTACAACTCTCTGTTTGAATTTGGTCGTGGACTCATTTGCAAACCCGCACAGGAGATCTCAGGGGACTATGGGATGAAGATAGATAACAACTACTATCCACACTCAAACAAGAATGGATTCACTGCATGGTTTGGACACTACCGAGCACCAGGGGCAGGAGGTTCAGACAAACAAACATTCCATAATTCCATAGACGCATACTATGCATCTGGTATAACTAATGGTAACGCAGGGTCATATCCTATGGGTACGTTCCCCACTTCGGGTGGACAGTACAGTAAGATGTCATTCATGCATGATTATGTGGTGGGTGAGTTCGGTGCTGAAAATAGAATCACTGACGCACAACCCAATGGAAAAGTAAGGATGGCATTCTGGCCATATACAGTTCCTAACACAGACTTTGACAGCAACGCAGATTTACGCTATGGTAATAGTATTTACTGGTGCGTTGGTGTAGAGGTAATTGATGTCACTGTTGGTGATGCATATCAGCAGGGTCAGGAGTTCACTTATGAGTTCCCACCTCAACAACCACAGAAAAATAGGTACCAGAATGTAAGTGGTGCCACTACACCTTTCTATCCAAGAGACGTAGGTAACACTGTCTCACTACCAAAAGAGATTATCTTAGAAGCAGAGGAGCAAGGTGCAGACCCAGAAAGATTCACACCTCGTGAAGTTTTCTATCAGGAGTCACACAATAGAGATTCTAATCTATGGTATCTCTGTCAATCCGATCAGAAAGTTGATCGTGTTAAATTTAAAATTACTATTGATGAAGTAGAATGACAAAAGGATTTGGTAACTCAGCAGCAGATCGTAGTATCATGCACTCTGTTCGTAGGATGAATGCTTTGAAGAAAGTATTAGGTAAGTACGAGAACGATCCCAAGGGTCGTAAGAAGATGCTGAAAGCAATGAAGAAATACTATCATGGATGGAGGGGTGAGTTGGACAGGATTGATATGAAAGATGTAGAAATGCCTGCACCTCCTACTAGAATCGAACAAGTCAAACCAGAACCAGAACCCGAACTAACACAAGAACAAAAAGAAGACGTTAAAGATTTCTTATCCAAATGAGTTTTACATTATTGAAGTGTCCCGACACTCCTGTATATCATCAGACAAAAGAGTTACTTCTCAAAGGTGACTTTGCATGGTACTATAAACCAACCACAGTTGTAGGTTCAGAAGGCACTGACTATAATACTGATGGATGGTATAGTCATGAGTTGCTATCGCGTCCTAAGTTTGGTACGATAGGAGACCATTACTTCCCTACTGTCCAGTCACAACAGTTCCAGAACATCTATCCAATGGTCCATGAGATCTTTGACTACAATAATGTTCCTGTAAACTGTATATATAGAGTCAATGCCAACTGTGTACACCCCTCAGAGGACAGTAGGATCACCCCACCACATGTAGATCATCAGTTCCCTCATCAAAATCTGATTGTTTACTTGACAGATGCAGGAGGACCTACTATAATCACAGACGAAGAATTTACAGAAGTAGATTCTCATGATCCCAAAGAGGATGACATCGTTATCTTTTCTGGGTGGCATTGCATGAAAGCACCTCTAAATAAACGTAGAGTTGTATTAGTTGTTACCTTTTCCTAACTGTTGACAACTTTTTGTATTTCATGATACTCTAAATAATTATACAAAGGACTCGAAAGATCGTAACCCTGCGTAGATTCAAAAAGCACTTCATGTCGGAAGTGTTACCATCCGCAGGATTTTTCTTGCGAGAAACTAAAAAAACACATGTTTAAATCACTCTTGGCAGTAGCAGCAGTCTCTGCATTCTCAGCACCTGTAATGGCAGGTCCTTACGTCGGTATCGATACTAAATCAGTATTCACAGGTTCTGACTACACTTCAACCGAATTCACAGGTAAGATCGGTTACGAAGGTAGCGTTGGTACTACCAGTTATTTTGTAGAAGGTGGTCCTGTTACTCTTACTCCTGATAACGGAGAAGCAGATACAGAATTGTTCCTTGCAACAGGTGTAGGTTTCCCTATCTCAGATTCAATCGGTGCAAGTGCAGCATTCAAAGTAGAAACTAATGATGGTGCAGATGCAGAATACGAATTCACATCTGGATTGAAGTACTCCTTCTAAGTTCAATACAAAACTAAATATCAGGGAGCATTACGCTCCCTTTTTTATTCACTTAATAACATGGCAAAGAATCCTGGTGGCACCGTAATCTATACTAGATCTGGTTGTCCTTACTGTACAAAAATCAAAGAGGTTTACAGAATGAAGGGTTGGGGGTATACTGAGTACAGTCTCGGCACCCAGTTCACTCGTGAACAATTCAAACAGGAGTTTGGACAGACAGCAACCTTCCCACAAGTCCTGATCAATGGACAAAAGAAAGGAGGATGCACTGAGACTATTTCATACCTAAGAGAAGGCAACTATCTATGAAACCAGACGAAGGAGAATTCTACGATCTGATTGAGCGATCAATCGACGCAGCGGTAAAGGCAGATGGTAAGTTTCTCTTTAAAGTCTATCCATACTTGAAACAAAACAAGTGGACTCGTACACAGGTGGATCGGTTCATTGAATCATCCACTGCGTGTGAGATTAATGACATTATTATGGAACTCACTGACTACATTAAGGGTGGAGACCCACAACTACTAGAAGCGTACAGACATATTCCAAAACCAAAGGCAAGAAAGATCAAAGACTATCTTTATAGTCTCTTGAATGATGCATGGACTTACCATGCCGAACGCAAACCAGGTCGTAAATCTAAGACGACTAAATAAAAGAAAACAGGAGTCAGTATGACAGATCTAACATTCATTTACATCGCATCCTTTCTCACTGTTGGGAGTTTTTTACTAGGATTTGTGATCAGTTGGAACCTCAAAGAAGTCTATGACTCTTGGACTCAACGTTCAGACTATGCAAAGGCACTTCTACATCCAGAAATGTATGATGCTGATGGCAACCTAAGCAATGAAGAGATGATATACTTGCGTTTTCCCGAAGAAGATGATATAATGTATGATGAAAACGAAGAGTGATCAATGATCCTTGTTGATATGAATCAGGTTTGCATCAGCAACCTGATGGTGTCACTGACCACTACTAACAACAAACTATCAGAAGACCTAGTTCGCCACATGGTCATGAACTCATTGCGATTCCATCGTAATAAGTTTTACAAAGACTATGGCGAACTTGTTTTATGTTATGACAGTAAGAACTACTGGCGACGTGAAGCATTTCCTTTCTATAAAGGAACTAGGAAGAAAGATAGAGAAAGGTCATCACTAGATTGGAATGAGATCTTTGAACTCCTTAATAAAATTAGGGATGAGATCAGAGATAACTTACCTTATAAAGTGATAGAGGTAGATGGTGCAGAGGCAGATGATATTATCGCATCACTTGCTCGTGATCAAATGTACAGGAATATAAGACTACAAAATAACATGCAACCTCCACAGAAGGTTCTGATCCTATCAGGTGACAAGGACTTCTTACAGTTGCAACGTTATAAGCATGTCAATCAATACAATCCTATTCAAAAGAAGTTTATGAATGGTATTGATCCCAAGGTATATCTCCTAGAACATATCATTAAAGGTGATAGAGGTGATGGTATTCCAAACTTCTTATCTGATGATGATACGTTCGTGACTCCTGCTAAAAGACAACGACCACTATCTAAGAAGAACTTAGCGAAGTGGGTTGACATGGCACCAGAGGAGTTCTGTAATGACAATACCTTGAAGAACTATGAGCGTAACCGTATGCTTATTGACTTTACATTTATCCCAGAACAGGTGTATACTAACATCATAAATACCTATGAATCTATAAGACCTCATCCAAGGGGCATGATGTATCCGTATTTTGAACAACACCAGTTGAACGAAATGCTTGACAACATTACTGATTTTTAATTATGAGACTACTGATCTCAGAGGTGCTTCAAAAAGCACACAATGCCAAGACCAAGGCACAAAAGATCAAGATCCTTAAAGATCATGATTCTCAAACGCTTAGGTCTATTTTCATCATTAACTATGATGACTCACTTAAATGTCTACTGCCAGAAGGTGCTCCACCATACAAACCTAATGAAGCACCAGAGGGTACAGAACATACTAAGTTAGAGAAAGAAGGTAGAATCCTTCATCACTTCTTTAAAGGTGGATCAAAGATCCCTATGATGAGACGTGAACAAATGTTCATCCAACTTCTAGAAGGACTACATCCTGATGAAGCAAACGTTGTTATCCTTGCAAAGGATAAGAAGTTGAACAAGAGATACAAAGTCACCAAGGCATGTATCGAAGAAGCGTTCCCTCAAATCCAGTGGGGAGGACGCGGATGAGGCATCTCAAAAGAGATTGCCAACCAGAAGCAGCAAAGGATAGGAGACTACCCTCGAATTCGTATCTCATTTCTTACAATGATGGTACAAAGATTGCACATGACATAGTAATGTCATCTAAACAAGTAGACATCTTTGATTATTACTGGGACAACTATAAAGATACAAAGATGATCTGGAAACAAACAGAAGGGAGGATCAATCCGAGACTATGGTTAGAGCAACAGGAGGACAAGGGCAAGAAGAGAAAAAGACGATGAGCATTTACACTTTCGACATGAAGAAGAAAAAAGAAGAACCCAAAGATCCTAGGGAAGACCCCGCATATGATTGGGGTTATAAAAAGGGTGAGGAACTTACTGACTTCCTTCTTTCACTTGCTATCATGCCCTTTGTAATTTGGGGTGCATGGAACCTAGCAATTCCTGCACTATTCGGATTGCCTGCTATTGGTTGGGTGCAATCCGCAGCGTTGTTTATTTTATCAAGATTTTTAGTTAGATGAAACCACAAGTATGTTTAATCTCTGTGACACCAAACGCAGAGCAAACTATTGGTTACATTGCTCGTGTAAGTAACCCAAAGAACCAAGAGAACCCAAAGGTAGAAGGGTTGTTGAAGTATTGTATCAAGCATGGACATTGGTCTGTCTTTGAACAGGCAAACATGACCATCCAGATTGAAACTAATCGAGGGATTGCTGCACAGATTCTTAGACACCGTTCGTTTACCTTCCAAGAGTTTAGTCAGAGGTATGCTGACTCATCACAACTAGGAGACATTCCTATTCCAGAACTACGTCGTCAAGATAAAACTAATCGTCAGAATAGTATTGATGACATGGACCCAAGTCTTGTACAGAAGTATGAGATCTTGATGCAAGATCATTTCGCTCATGCCATGGACTTGTATAAGAAAATGTTGAACGATGGTATTGCAAAAGAATGTGCTAGGTTTGTACTACCCTTGGCAACACCTACCAAACTTTATATGACAGGTTCTTTGAGGAGTTGGATTCATTACATCGAACTTCGTTCTGGTCACGGAACACAAAAAGAACATGCAGACATTGCTAACTTGATCAAGCGTCACTTCGTATGTCAATTCCCTATCATTTCTAGGGCACTAGAATGGTGTGATGATGATTGTCGTTGCAACGAACTTGATGAGTATGCAAAAGACTTACAACCCTGTTTAAGGATTGATTAATTATGGACACAACAAAAATTAGAGCACAAGTGAAATCTAAATGGTATTATATTTTCTGGGGTATCGCAACAACCTCAGTGGTGGCGGGGCAGATCTTAGTAGGTACAGGTTATCGTCAGATGGCACAAGAAACTGAAAAGATCAACAACACTCTAATTAAAATTTTAATTGGAGGTGCAATCCGACAACAGATTGAAGCACCAGACGCTGCTCCCATGGAGCAACAAGACCAGTACACCATGCCTATCATCCGATAATGCCTACCTATCCCCTCATAAATAAGACCACAGGAGAAAAGCAAGAACTCTCCATGACAATGAAAGAGTATGACCAGTGGCGAAAAGATAATCCAGACTGGGACAGAGACTGGTCGGCAGGAATTGGTGGTACCATGTATGGTAAACCAAAACAATCCGACGGTTTTAAAGAAGTGATGCAAAAAATTCAAGCAGAACACCCCAAATCAAATCTTTCCCAATACACATAATGCCAGTAAAGAGAAGGAAAACTCCAACACCTAGTGCTATGAGTCAGAAACAAATCAGACGTAAGAAACCCATCAACCTAGAACATCTATCTACGATTGAACCTCTTACAGACAACCAGAAGAAAGTCTTTGATGCATATAAAGACGGTAAGAATCTGGTGCTTCATGGTGCAGCAGGAACTGGTAAGACTTTTATTAGTTTGTATCTCGCAATGCAAACTGTACTAGACCCTGCTACTCCATACGAAAAGGTGTACATGGTTCGTTCCCTTGTACCTACACGAGAGATTGGTTTCCTACCAGGAGATCATGAGGATAAGAGTAACCTATACCAGATTCCATACAAAAATATGGTGAAGTATATGTTCAAGATGCCTGATGATTCCTCGTTTGAAATGCTATACGATAATCTCAGGGCACAAGAAACTGTTTCCTTCTGGTCGACATCTTTCATCAGAGGTGTTACACTAGATAAGTGTGTTATAATTGTAGATGAGTTCAGTAACTTGAACTTCCATGAACTTGATTCTATCATCACTCGTGTTGGTGAAGATGCAAGGATCATTTTCTCAGGAGACTACACACAATCTGATCTTGTAAAGAGTAACGAAAGGTCAGGTGTACTAGACTTCATGAAGATCTTACAGACTATGCCATCATTTGTATGTACAGAGTTTGGTATTGAAGATATCGTAAGGTCTGGTATGGTAAGAGAGTACCTCGTTAGTAAAATTAATCTAGGATTTCAAACTTAATGAAGACATTTAATCATGTAGGTGCTGCTGCTGAACTCAAACCACTGTCAGCAACACAGGTGAAAGGGAAACGCTTTTATAAAACTCCCGATGGCAAATGGTATCCCTCTGTCACTACGATCGTATCCCACATCAGTAGTGCAACCCTTAAAGCATGGGAAGAGAGAGTGGGATTTGAAGAAGCGGAGAAAGTCCGTCGTACATCATCACTAAGAGGAACTAAGTATCATGCCATCGTTGAAGCGTACATTAAAGGTGACACTAAAACAGTGGACAAAAGCGAGGGTCTTCCCGCGTACCTTTTTAGGTTTAGTCGTGAGGTTCTTGATCGTATTGATAATATTCATGCACTTGAAGCACCTCTTTACAGCGATGATCTATGTATTGGCGGTCGGGTTGATTGCATTGCTGAGTTTGATGGCGAACTTGCTATAATTGATTTCAAAACAACCAAGGAACTCAAACGAGAAGAGTGGTTGCACAAATACTTTGTACAGGAAGCAGCGTATGCTTACATGTACTGGGAAAGAACAGGTGTAGAAGTAAAGAAGTTAGTTACTATTTCTGTGGCAGAAGACGGACAGACACAGGTAGTAGAGAAGTATGACAAGACACCATACATTGATGTCTTATGTGAATGGATCAAAGACTTCCGTTACTACATGGAGGGTATCAAATCGTGAAGGATCTTGAAGAGAATTTCATGACACAGAATAAGTTCAGTGCTCTGGTAGAGACCACAGTACAGAACAATAATGGTCTTATAAATTATATTGAAGCAGTTGCATCTGTATGTGAAGAGTATGAGATTGAGATCGAAAGGGTCAACAAACTCATTTCTAAACCACTTAAAGATAAAATCAAAGCAAACGCACAGCAACTAAACTGTATCAAGAGAACCAGTAGAGGAGTACTACCCTTATGATGGAAGACGAAGACTTTTTTAAATCAGAAGTCGTTAAAGAAGAACTAGATGATCTGCAAGAGACATACACTGATCTCCTACGGATGTCTCAGGGTTTCCAACAGTTCGATAACGAGAAACGTTTGGAACATATTAACAAGACACTAGATCTTATCTCTAAACAAAAGGTATTCTACTCACGACTACAACTGATAGCAAATTATGTTGGAGAGAATGAGGAGGAGAAGTCAGAGGTAAAAGAAATGAAGGAGAGGATTGATCAGATGTCCTCTATGTACTCAGGTGGTGGCAACCTCCTGAGCATTCTGCAAGTCATGGAAGATAAACTTCTAGGATGGAAGAAAGACCTACAAGATGGGAAATCAGGTCACGATTTCCAAATCTAAGGGGTTGACAAAACCTAAATAGTATGCCACTATTATTAGTGGCGAACAAACCAAATACAACTACAATACGGAGAATACGAATGTCATTTTCATCGCTTAAAAAGTCTAGCACCTCATCTATTTCTAACCTTACAAAAGAGTTGGACAAGATGACTAAGCAAGGCGGGGGCAAAGGTCCCGATGAGCGTCTTTGGAAACCAGAGGTAGACAAAGCAGGAAACGGTTACGCAGTAATCAGATTCCTCCCTGCTCCTACAAAGGAAGAACTACCTTGGGCACAAGTCTTTTCTCACGCATTCCAGGGTCCTGGTGGTTGGTACATCGAGAACTCGTTGACTACTATTGGTCAGCAAGATCCAGTCGGTGACCTTAACCGCGTGCTCTGGAATTCTGGTTTAGACTCCGACAAAGACGTAGCACGCAAGCAAAAACGTAAGTTATCTTACTACTCAAACATCTATGTGATTAAAGATCCACTTCATCCAGAAAATGAGGGAAGAGTTTTCCTTTATAAGTATGGTAAGAAGATTCATGATAAGATTGCTGAGGCAATGAAACCTCAGTTCGAGGATGAAGAACCCATCAACCCATTCTGTTTCTGGAAGGGTGCTGACTTCAAATTGAAGATCGTTAAGCAAGATGGTTACTGGAACTATGATCGTTCTGAGTTTGCTTCTGTGGGAACACTTGGCAACTTTGATGACAGCAAACTAGAAGAGATTTACAATCAGGAATATAGTCTCAAAGACTTTACTGATTCTAAGAACTTCAAGTCATACGAACAACTAGAAACAAGATTGAATCTTGTTCTTGGTAAAACAAGTCGTGCTGCTGTTATTGAAGATGAAGATGGTTTAGACTATGAAGATCAGATTACCCAACCAGTTGAAGAAGTGTCTACTCCTCCAACACCAGGGTTCGGAAATGCTGTATCATCATTGAAAGAGGAGGAAGATCCTGATCTATCCTACTTCGCTAAACTAGCAGAAGAATAATGAAACTCATCTTGACGGCACTTGCAACCTTAACATTCGCAACTCCTGCACAAGCATTAACTTGGAAAGAGTTTTGGGAACCATTTGTTGTTGATCACCATCATCATCATGGTCATTATTATCATGGCGATGGTTGCGAACCGATCAAGTATGACTACCATAGGTGGGTATCTGGATACTGGAACGGTAGACGTTGGGTATCTGGATACTACCATGTGGAGACAAGGACTAAGTATGTTGGGTGTCATCATGATCATCATGACCCAGTAGAGAATTGGTACCGAGATAATCCACAAAGATACTATCGACCCTAAAACGAAATTCACTTTTCGATTCAAAAAAAGGGGGAAAAAAATTCGCGGTAATTTTTCGCCCCCAGGGTTTTTCATAATTTTATACAATGAACTATCGACCTTATTCTATTGAATGGCATAGATATCGCTATCTTAAAGAAGCGATTGATAAGTACCTAGATGACTATGTAAGCAATGACGTGATTGTTGCTGATATTCACCAAGTGCTTAATGAACGCTCTTCGCACGCACGCGAAGAATTCACTAGAATTGATAAACTATCAAAAGACCTGTAAATGCTATCTACCCAATATCGACTCAGACTTGAAAAAGTCTGCAAATTGATTGTTGAGGGAAAAGACGTAGATCTCTCCGACATGATATGGGCACAAAAACTAGCACAAAAGAACACTACTGCTGCGACATGGATGCGACAAGCACGTCAGCGAGCAGCAAATCCCGATATGAAAGATGGCGGGACAGACGATTTTCTGAATAGGATGGGACTAGGCGAACCCGACCCATCTGATTATAGAGAAGGGTTCGGCAGTGCTGATGATATAGGCGAATGGTTCAACCGCAAAAAACCTGACGATTGGAGACAACGTGACTAAACCTACTGAAAACTACGAACAACTAATTCAACGCTTCACAAAGCGTACTATGCAACTTCGTGCTAGACAAGATGAACTACAAGGATGGTATGAAGAATATATTAAAAACGAGAACGACTTGAAGAGACTAGAAGGTTCTATGCAAGCGATCGAATACGTTGCTTTCGGTAAAATGCCTGGTGATGGTAACCACGACAAATTTAAGGATCATACTCCACAAGCGTATAAGGAGCAGATTCCAGAGAGATATTAATAACCTCCTCCATAGTATCCTCCTCCACCAGATGATCCAGAGGATCCACTGGAACCAGAAGAGGATCCAGAAGAAGAACTAGAACTACTAGAAGACGATGAAGAAGATGATGTATTAGATGTGTCATCTGTTGATTGACTTGTTGTAGACGAAGCGTCCGTCGTTCCTGCAACGACACCACTAGAATTCACATTATCTGATGTTGACGTTATTGTAGAAGTGGTTGTAGCACCACTCTCAGTAGTAGTCGTAGTAACGGTCTTGTTAACCAATTCGATTGCAGAAGCAAATTCGATACTGGGGGCAAGACCGTATTCTGTTGTATATTCTTCTTTCTTCGTAATAAACACTTCTTTGATGATATTCGGTGTTATCTTAATTCCTGTTTCTGAGTCAATTTCTTGATTTGGAGCATATTTCATCAATTCTTCAAATTCGTCAATAAAGTCCTCAATGAAAGTTGGTTTTAACAACCAAATATTCGATTTTGAGTCATTTATTGACTTTTCGTACTCATAGTTGGAAACTGGATATGTGGTATTTGCGACAACAGTGCCATCTGACCTTGTATAACCCCATTCCTGATTTACTTGGATTCCTTCCCTAATAAGCACTTTTCCTGTATCTAGGTCTTTAATTTCATTTGTTTCATAGTGATGAACACCGTTTGGTGACCCATATTTCCTAGATACCAATTCTTGCAGTTCATCTTCTGCTAAGGGCCAGTCTTCGTAAACATTGACTATATTATTACATAGCAACACTACCCAATCGTATGTGCTAGTGCCATATATGTTATATGCCACTCTATCGGGTCTTTCGTTGTTTCCAATGGTATACTGCTGGAATCCAAGAATGCTTTCCTGTACATCTTCAATAAGTTTGCATTTTCTGAATATATTTCGTGCAATAATGGAGGGTTCTACATTATTGGTAACAAATGTAGATACCCTAACTCCGACTTTTGGTAGATAAGAAAAATATGCCATTATTCGTTGCTAGTTTCAGTTTTTGTTGTATCTTCACCAGTAAGTAAGTTACGAGTAACAAATGCTGTTTCATCAAATGTAAGTGACATGCGATATGACGCAGGACCATAATCTCTGGGATCGTTTGGTTTCCTCAATGAGGTATTTTGACCAGATGGGGTCAAATCTACGTTCATTTGGGTAAGCACCATGTTTGTTGGGAATGTAAGCAGTTTAGAAAGTCTTGCGGGTTTATTCAGTGATTCACCACCACCCTGTACAAACCTCATAATCTCACATTTGAAGAATCTAGGTATAGTCAACCACTGTGAAGTTGCACCACTTGTGTTTGGTAGCATACTTTCACGCATTGTTGAAATTATGTCTTCTATTGCTTGTGCTTCCTTGTCATCACGAGGTGCCATGTCAAAATCAAAGGAATGACTACGATAGTTGACACCTTTAAATACTGTTTCTTCGTATGGGTTGAAAACTCGACCCTTTGCTAGTGCAGATATTTGATTCTTACTGATTTGACCCTCTAAACCTAGTGTACTGCTAAGATTATTGAATACTCCTGCGATTGCACTAAATGCAATCTCTGATTTTGCAGAATCAGCAGCGTTTGTCAATACTGTCTCTAAATTTGCTGCATCTGTGTTTCCACCTTGTATTGCACCGATACCAGCAGCACCAAATGCACCTAACGATGCTTTCTCATAGTTAACACCATATTGTTCAGCAAGTCTATGTGGTAAATATAAGTATATTGTCTTGTATATCTGGTCTTGGGTAAACATACCCCCACCTGATTGTAAAGCACCCGCTTGACCACCAGTTCCAGATACATAGTTAAAAGGGTTTGCACCTTTCTCTGGATCTAGGATTGTAAATCTTAGATAATCTATTGCTTTTGTTCCGAATTGTGCATCCTTAGAAATATCATCAGCATCGTTAGTAGACTGAGGTCCTCTAACCGCTGGTGTTGGATACATTAATCGTGAGTTTCCTGACATGGCATATTCTGGGCGTTATAGACCTACTAACAAAAATAAATACAAGGGCGACCCTACAAGTATTATTTATAGAAGTTTATGGGAAAGAAAGTTCATGGTATGGTGCGACAAGAACGAAAACATATTGGAGTGGGGTAGTGAAGAGATCGTTATTCCTTATATTAGTCCTGTTGATGGGCGGGTTCACCGCTATTTCCCAGACTTTTATGTCAGAGCAAGGACTAAAACTGGGAGGACGGAGAAGTTTATTATTGAGGTCAAACCGAATAAGCAAACAACACCTCCCAAGAAACAGCGCAGACGTACAAAGAAGTATATAACTGAGATTAAGACCTATGCAGTCAATGAAGCAAAGTGGAAAGCAGCGGTAGAATACTGCAAAGATAGACGCATGGAGTTTAAGATACTCACAGAACATGAGTTAAAGGTATGAGTGTATTCGAGGACATCAAAAAGAAAACAGGTGGTAGAGCAAAGTCAAAGGACTGGTACAGAGGAGAGTTATTCGGTGCATTAGACCCAGGTGAAGTCAAAGTTGGTGATTGCATATATTACAGTTATAGTGCAAAGACCGAAGAACTACCGTTCTTTGATACATTTCCAATGACCCTTGTTATTGATATTGACCCTATCAAGGGTCATTTTTCTGGTGGTAATCTACATTATTTGCGACCTACTGCACGCAGATCCATTGCAAAACAGTGGGGTAGCGGTTCTATTGCATATCCTATGCGTTGCCATCATAAATACTTTATAGGTAGGGCATCTAATATACGATTAGTTCCTCCTGTTGATCTTCAAGACTTCGTTCCATTACCATCTGAGCAGTTTGTTAGAGAAATTGGTGGTGTACGAATAGAAATACCCAGTAGTCACATTTGGAGTAGGTTAAAGTAGATGACTGAATCAGTAGCACCAAGTTCATTTAAGAAATGGCAGAAGTATATTGCGTTTGACGCAGCGAATGCTCCTGCAAACACTAACCAGTATAGTATTGAGATTGCTGCACCTGGTGGTATGACATCGTTTAATGATGTGAAGAAGAGTACCACCGTTCAAAGTATTGATTTCTATGCTAACAATGTTACTCTACCTAGTAGAGCAGTGACTACTGGTGAAATTAATAATATTGGACAGATTAGGAGATTTGCAACAGGACAAACTAATTCAGAGATCAACGTACAGTTCTTAGTACAGAAAGACCAGAGACATAGAGAGTTCTTTGAACACTGGTTACACATGACTGCATCTGACTCTGATAATACCGTGGCATTCTATAATGACTATGTTATAGACATGGTAATCAGGAAATGGGAGTATGGACCAAAAGGAAATGACAGAGACGGTGATGCTAACTACATAAACAGTGCTGTATTTAAGTTATATGGAGCATATCCATTCAATATTGGTCAAATACAACTAGATAACGAACAAAATGGACTGATGTACATGGATGTATCATTCTATTTTGAGAGATATAGGATGGATGTAGTAGATAAAGGCATGAATCTAAGAGATGCTAGAAAGATGAATTTAAGGAAAGACCTACAACAGGCAGAGAAAGATGAGAGTATAAATGAGATTATTAGGCAGTTTAGGAGATTCTACTCCAAACCTCAGTTTGGTACGTTTAACTTCAACCAAGGATTAGCATAAGTAGTATAAATAAAAATGATATTATAGTTTATTATGCCATTACCTAAACTTGTTGTACCTGATTACGACTGTAAATTACCAGTCACAGGTAAAAAGGTGAACTTTCGACCATTCCTAGTAAAAGAGGAGAAACTTCTGTATCTCGCAATGGAGACTCAGAAAGAGAAAGAAATGATCAAAGCAGTCAAGAACATTTTGAAGTCTTGTACTGATTTGAAAAATGTAGATGATCTACCAACATTTGAACTAGAATACTTGTTCCTACAAATCAGATCCAAAGCAGTTGGAGAAGAGAGTGAGTTCAAAGTAGTATGTGAAGATGACGGTGAGACAGAAGTACAAGTAACTCTGGATTTGAATACCATTGAGGTAGAAGTACCAAAAGACCATAAAACTATCATCCCATTGAGTGATGACATCAAGATTCAAATGAAATATCCTGCATTGGATGCGTTCGTGGATCGTAATATGATGGATAACCCAGATGTAGATGATGTATTTGCTCTCGCAGCAGACTGTATTGATAAAGTATATGATGGTGATGAGATCTATGATTCTTTCACAGCGAAAGAAGCAAAAGACTTCATTGGTGAGATGAATAATGCACAGTTCGCTAAGATACAATCCTTCTTCGAGACTATGCCTAAGTTGTCGCATACCCTAGAAGTAACTAACCCTAAAACAAAAGTTGTTAATAAAGTGACGTTAGAGGGTCTCGCTGCTTTTTTCGGATAGCATTAATGCATGACAGTCTTATGAATCACTATAAGACAAACTTCGCATTAATGCAGCATCACAAGTATAGTTTGACTGAATTAGATAATATGATCCCTTGGGAAAGGGACATCTATATCAACTTGCTTATTGCTCATTTGAAGGAAGAAGAAGAACGTATGGAGAGGCAGAAGAATAAGAACAAGACCACATTCTAAATGTCAGCAGCACTAAGAGAATATATTAGTATTAAACCCCCTGGTGGCAGTTCCCCTCTGGTCAAATCCATGCGACCACTTATTGTCAGTCAGAACAGGTTAGGTGGTGCTGTTACATATTTTGGTGAGATTGTACATGATCTAAAAGAGATCATGCAAGTACAGGCAGACTCATCCCAAGCATTCTTAGAGAAAGAAAAAGAACTGGTAGAGAAGGAACATGAACATAAGTTAGATATAATTAAACCATTATCAGATCAAGAAGAGGTATTAGAAGAAGGGAAAGAACAGGATAAACAAGCAGAGAAAGATCAGGAGGGTGACGAGGAAGAACAGGGTGAGGAACTAGGTAAGAAATTAGCAAAGCAAGATAAAGAAAAGAAAGGTGTCCTTGAAAAGTTCTTACAGGGTGTCAGTAACCTATTGTCACCATTTGTTAGGATCTTTGGTGCAATGGTTGCATATAAGATCTTTGATTTTATTTCAGATGAAGAAAATATAGAGAAAGTAAAGACAGTCCTAAAAGCAATAGGAGCGATTGGTAGGTTTGCACTCAAACTTGGGGAGTTTGGTGTCACCAATGTAATGGAAGGTATTGGTAGAGTATTTGGTGATAACCCTGACAAAGAGGGGATGGGGAAAGTATTTGATAAGATGTTTGGCGTATTACAAATTATTGGTGGGTTAGCATCGTTCTACTTATTGAGTCGCACACTCATGCCATGGAAACTTATAAGTGATGTTGCGTTCATGACGTCTTTGGGTCGTACAGCAGCAGTCGCTAATGCTATGGGTTGCGGACCAAACAATAAGAAGTTTAGGAAGAATAGATTTAATAAGCAGATGCAGGGTGACTCAGGTAAGAAACTTCGTAAGAGATATCAGAGAAGGTATGGTCCAGAAGCAGCAAAGAATAAATTTAAGAATAAGGTAAGGAACAATAGGTTCGCAAACTTTAAAAAAGATGCAAAGAACTTTATAAAGAACAGTAAGAAAACACTTACTAACGTAAAGAACGTTGCTGTAAGTAAAGGTAAGTCTCTAATAAAATCTACCATAGCATTTGGTAACAGGGTTGAAGCGGGTATAGGTAACTTCTTTGGTAGTGTTAGGAAAAGAGTGGGTAGTACCTTTAAAGGTGTTAAGAACTTTGCTAAGGATAAATTTACCTCAGCAATAAAAACTGCTAAGAAATGGGGTAAAGGAGCATGGAACTGGGGTGCTAATCAAGCAAAGAATATAAAAGGACTTGCTGAACTTGTTAATAATCCTAAGAAATTAGGTGAAGTTGTAATGAAAAAAGTGAAAGAGGGTTTGATGCCGACTCTTAAAAAGAACAAGTATATTAAACAAGTGATGAAGTTGTCTAATCCTAAGACAGCACTAAAATCGGCAAAGAACATTGCAAAGAGTGCAGTAAAAGGAGCATTTACGAACCCTGGATTTACATCTTTTAGGGACTTCTTAAAAGCAGCAAAGGCAAATGTAAAGATAGGTGGTATTGATGTAGCGATTGCAGCGATAATGGGACTCTTAGATTATGCTATGGGTGAGTCACCTATCAACGCACTTGTTAAAGCAACTGGTGGTTTGTTGGGATATAGTGCTGGTTTCGCTATTGGTTCACCGTTTGGTGGTGTCCCTGGTTTTATTACAGGTGCACTGGGTGGTGTTGCTGGTGATTTCTTGGCAAACAAACTGCTAGAAGGACTAGCAAAGACACCTGGGATTAAAGATGTACTCGCAAATGAGGATCCACTTGCTAACATGTTAGGCATGAAGAAGAGACCTCTACTTAGAGATCCATCAATACAAATGGACTTTGCATATGATTTAGAGAATAGTAGTAGCACCACCGAAGATGAAGAGACTGGTGATTTAGTCATGGAGACAGGTCCTTTTACTAGGGGTGATTTAGAAAGAAAGATCAAATTCACTCAGGATAGAATTGAAAAATTAAGAAATGGTGAAATACCTGATAATGAAGATGGAAGAAAGTTAACTTTTGCTGAGAATAAACTTAAAATCTTAACTGATAATCTCAACAAGTTAGAGCAGAAGTCAGAGGGTGGTATTGTAAAACCAAATCCTAATGTGGAGATAGGTCAGAGTATAGATGGTAAAGAGAAAGACGGTAATGTGTTTACTAGATCTTTCAATGGATTGATGGAAGGTGTGAAGAATTTCGGTGACATGCTTGTTAAACCGAAGGAAAAGGTTGTTAAGGATGAAGAAGAGAAGACAGATGATGTAAAGGTAACAGCAAAGCAACCACCAAGTTTCAAAGATGTCTTTGCAGAACTAGGTGGTCCAGAGTATCTCTCTACTCTAATCAAGGATACAATCGATCCAGTACAGACTGATGCAATAAATACCAAGACAGAGCAACTTAAAACAATCTCAGAGGACAAAGTTAGACGTGATAAAGAAAATCTGACTGAAACTCAGATCATGGTAATGAGACAACAGATTAAGATTGGTGTTCCTATCGAGACTGAGGTCACTATTGACATCACCCCAGAAACTGACGCAATGATCGTATAATGGCAAAAGCAAGACTGTACAAAATGGTTAACCCTGGTACCATCAAGCGTGGTGGTATCACAGTCAAGGTTGGTGACAAGGTAGTCACTCAACCAACTATTAACTTCTCTAAAAATATTAGTGCGATTAATAGTTTAGGTGCTACTGTCAATAGTATTGCAGTTATTACAGAAGAATTAAAAGAGACATTCCAAGAGTATACTGTTGCAAATATGACAATGATGCAGGAGTTGATGGAAAAGAGAGAGGATAATATTGACAAAGAGAAGAAAGAGTTAAAGAAAATAAAGAATAAGAAGTTAGTAGATAAGGGTAAAAAGAAAGATAAGAAGTCAGAAGGACTTCAAGAAATGTTGAAGGGAACAATCAAGGCAAGCATACCCACTATTAAAGCAGTTGGTAAGGCAGGACTTGGTTTTATAACTGGTATTGCAGGACTGTTTAATGATCTGATTGTTAAGGTCGTTGCATTCAATGTGTTTAAATGGATGTCAAATCCAGCAAATAAACAGAAGTTGAGAGAGACTATCAAAGGAATAGGTCGTATATTCAAGTTCTTTATAAGTGTTGCTGGATTTATGGTAAACTTTGGTATTGGTGGACTTGTAGATTTCTTTGAGAGTCCTAATATTTTCAAGAAGATATTTGGTTTTGCTAAATTTATGGGTGTGTTGGGATTATTCTTTGCACCTATGGCAATGGCAAAATTGGGTATCTTCGGTGCCAAAGGTGTATATACTCTATTCGCCAAGGGTGTACTATTCAAACTGTTGACGAGTCTCTTTAAAGGTATTGGTAGCATGGTTAAAGGATTGATTGGACTGGTAAAAGGTATGGGATTGTGGGGTATGGTCGCTGCTGGTGGTCTATTGGTCACTGGTGCTCTTCTAATGAACCAAAATGATGGTGGTGAAGATGATCTCAATGAGGTAGATACAGAAGAAGTCACAACCACAGATTTGAGTTCGGGTCCAGGTGCTAACGCAACATATTATGATGACAAAGGAGAAGTAATTACTGACCTAGTAGAGATTGAAGAGGCAAGGCAAAAGGCATTGACCTTGGCAAATAAGAATAACCCAGAACTAACTGATGGTCCACCCAAGATGGCAAAGGGTGGTTGGATCAATGGTCCGATGTCTGGATATCCTGTGTCATTGTCAGGTAAAAAGGTAGACTTCATTGGTCATGGTAAGGAGTATGTCGCTACACCAGAAAGGCGTGCTGGTGGTGGACCACTTGGATCAGCATTTGTCATACCATATGACACACCAGCAACACGACAGAATCCAGGGTTGACTAATACCAGACTGTTGGAAGCAAAGTCTGCTGGATTTAATGTGGCACCTATGGCAGCAGGAGGTCTTGTTGGTGCACTAGCAAACACATTGGGTCGTGGTGGAGATAAACCACCTTATAAGAAAATTAAATCAGAGTTAGGTGCAGATAAAAAGACTTGGGATACATTCCGAAGGACAATCGCTGAGATAGAATCAAGTGGTAAGTATGGAGTATTTGGTGGTAGTGGTGATTACTATGATGGTAAGTATCAGTTAGGTGGTGCTGCAAAGACTGATGGTGCAAGGATTATGGGACTTTCTGACCCAGGGCATTCTGATAATCCATCAGACTTCAAACGAAAACTATTCCGTAATAATAAGAAGTTGCAGGAATGGTTGTTCGCAGGATTTACTATTGCAAACCACAAGTATCTACAATCATCAAAAGCATATAAAGACGCTGATCCACTCAGGAAATTACAGATCCTTGCATATGCACACAACCAAGGATGGGCGGGTGCTGCTAAGTGGGCAGAGACTGGTGAGGTAGGTGTAGATGGTTTCGGTACAAAAGGAACCAAGTACACAGATGCAATCAAAGCATCGTTCACCGAAGCAAATCTAATACCAAAAGATGCACCAATTACAAATGATAAGGTTAGTGGGTCAACAGGGGATACTTCCTCAACAGAGGATGGACCAAAGAAACCACCAAACTTTGCAGATGTATTCAAAGAATTAGGTGGTGCAGAGTATCTTTCACAACTAATTGCAGACACCAAAGATACAGGTACAATGTTGAATAACAATGCACTGAATGAAGCAACTAAAACTGGTAATTCCAACATGGTAGTTGGTGACTTGAATCCTATTGATGCATCAGCAACAGGTGCAACACCAGCAAAACGTTTGTCTGGTGGTGGTCAGAAGTATGTGGTTCCTGCTAACGAATATATAAAACCGAGGTTTGGATTACTTGCTGCTATCGCACCCTCTCCCTTTGAAATATTATGAGTACAGGTTCTGCTAAAAGTTATAAACTATCTAAACTAGATGTCATCATTGATAATGAACCAGTTGACATCAGGGAACTCGTTGCCAATTATAAATGGTACGAGTCGATTGATAGTGCATTCATTAGATGTGACATCACTATTCTTGATAGTATTAACTTTGATGAGAAATTATTAGGTAGTGAGAAGGTTAACTTAACCTTTCAAACAGAAATGCTTGCTGGTAGTAGGATCAAACATCAACTACAAATCTACAAGATAGGTGCAGTCATTAAACAAGAAAGGCAGAAGATGTATATTCTGCATTGTGCATCACCTGAGATATACAGGAATGAATCTAACCGTGCATTCGGACAGTTCGGACCTGTCTCTGGTAAGACAGATATCGTAAAAGATATGTTGAAGAAGAATCTAAAAACAGATAAGAAGATACACATAGAATCACATACTAACATTAATGTCTTGTCACCTAACTGGCGACCTGTTGATCTTATTGCATACATGTCTGATAAGGTGTGTAGGACTGAGAATGTAAGTGGTTTACGACAAGGTGGTAAAGGTAAATCACAAAGTGGTTTCTTATTTTGGGAGAGTAGGGATGGATGGAATTTTAAATCCATGGACTCTCTATGTGAACAAGAACCTAAGTTTACATACACATATGCACAGTCCAATGTAGGAACATATGACCCTGCAACGAACTATTTTAAGATTGAGTCAATCAAATATCCTGAGAGAGCAAACCAATTAGAGAAACTAAGATCAGGTGCATACAAACAATGTACATACGGTATTGTTATGGCATCAACGACTGAGAGTTTCATACCAAACCCAGGTGCCACTTCGTCTAACTTGGTAGATGCGTTCATTGATAAGGTAGGTGATGTTGCAGATTTTATAGGTGACAGATATAATACACTAACTAATTCACAGTTAAAACAATTAGCAGCAGCAGAGCAGGGTGATTCTACCTTTGAAAATACAGGAGGAGATACTTCATTTACATGGAAACCAAAAGGTAATGGGGAAACCAAAGATATTACTGATGGTGAGATAGAAAACAAAGAAAGGATGGGTAATCCCTCTGGTACAATTAGTGGACCTCTTGTAACTAATCTGTTGAAAACATTTAGTAAAGCATCTAAACTACATGAGGGTCTACCATATGATCAGGAACATATAAAACAGTATCTTGATCTGTTTCCAACAAGAACTAAGTTTAAAGTATTGCCAGGGTATACCAATCAAACAGCAGCGTCTAAGAAAGGTGGTGCTGACTTTGCAGATGAAAGTATTTTGACTGCTGCAACATACTCAGCAGCACGTTGGGCATTGTTCAATACACACTCTCTAACTATCAAAATCCCTGGTAACACTAAGATTAGGTCAGGTGATGTTATCAAGGTTGCACTCCCATCATCACAGCAGGAGAGTAAAGATAAGGTTAAAAGAGATCAGGTATATTCTGGTAAATATATTGTGAAAGGAGTCATTCATCAGTACCAAAAACAGGGAATCACCACAGAACTCTTCCTTTGTAGAGGTTCCTTGCCACCTACATGATGAGATGCTATAATAAATAGTAGTAAATACGGAGTAATAAAATGAAAAGTATAGAAGACCACATTGCGAAAGACAGAGATCTTATCGACAACCCTCTAACTTCTCCCGCTGCTCGTCGTCATTACAAGAGCGAACTCCATGATTTAGAAGAGTACGCAGAGCACCATAAGTCAGAGATTGAAGCGGGTGATCATCACGATCCAAATGCACTTGAACTATTTTGTGATCAAAACCCAGAAGAACCAGAGTGCCTAGTGTACGACGACTAAATTATGTTTATTGATGTTGATGCACCGAAGAGTTTTATCGGAGGTGCAAAGATAGATCATGGAATAGTAGATGGAGTTATAGACTTCTGGAATGATTGTGACTACTTGGATAAAGAGGAAGGTCACACAGGTAATGGTGTAGATAAGAGTATGAAAGACTCTATTGACCTGACTCTTCCAAGATATATTAAAGACAAAAGAATAACAGCATACATTGATGCTCTGGCAGAGGTCACTAAGGAGTATGTTAATCATTATCCTACTTTGAAAGAAATTAAGTGGGATTTGTTGGAGGATTTTAATATACAATGGTATCCTCGCGGTGGTGGATTTCATTCGCTACACTGTGAGAGAAGTAATGCACACCCACAGTGTGC